AAGATTGCTGATAAAGATAAACTGGAATTATCAATAGAAAGTTATTTATTCAACTTTGGCCAAACGACCGGTAATAAAAATATGATGGAAGGTTCCGGATTACATGTAACGATAAATGGAATTAAACGCTCATACGATTGCTTTGATATTGCTTTCCGGAAAAATGCACATGTACGTTGGGAGGTCAGATATGATCCATCATATCTTAGTATAATAATAGCATTAAATGAGGATGCTTCACTTCGATTTATACTTGAAGAAAAGTACATTCAACCAATGGCTCTAAAAGACAGGAAAACGGGAGATTCTGAACAACTTGAACGCGTAAAAGACTATAATGATAGACTTAATAAACACATTATTGATCGTAATGAAAAAATGGTAGAAGCGCTTACCCCTATTCTTGAAATATTGCCAAGACTCGATACCCTTAATAAATTACTTATTACCGATTCTCAGGGACAACATAAAAATAATCGAAATGCCGGACGCGCATTAAAAGCTCAGGCAATAGATATTATAGAAGAGAAGAATGACCCTTATAGTATATACTAATTAAAAATCACAAAAACATGGAAACAACTGTAAAACAACAGATAGTATTAACGCTTAATTCTTACATAGAACGTTACGGTAGTCAAAACAAGGCGGCAAATTCGCTTAAAAATGTAAGTTCTGCAACATTGAGCCAGATGGTCAACGGAAACTGGGATTTAATTAATGATGAGATGTGGCGCAATGTAGGTGTTCAGGTTGGTCACAAATTTGTAAAATGGATCTATGCAGAAACAAGCGTAACACGTCTATTAATGACTGTTTTAAAAGACTCAAAAGAAAATCATCTGGTGAATGCAATTATAGGTGATGCCGGTGTTGGTAAAACTGAATTTTTGAAAGTATTCTCATCGGAACGCAATACCTACCTGATTAAATGCTCTGAATATTGGAACAAAAAGCAGTTTGCTATCGAAATACTTCAGGCATTAGGCGTAGAACCTGATGGTATGAATTTAAACCGTATGATGCAGGTAATCATATCTACTCTTAAAAAACAAATTGATCCGGTTATAATGATTGATGAGGTTGATAAGCTAAGTGATGACCTTCTATATTTCTTTATTACCCTGTATAATGAGCTTGAAGATTATTGCTCAATCATTCTTACTGCTACATCATATTTCAAACTAAGAATTGAAAACGGAGTCCGCAAAAATAAAAAAGGATATCGCGAAATATGGAGCCGACTTGGTAAAAAATTTATTGAATTGAATGGATTAACTGCTTCCGATATTACAGCCGTATGTTTAGCCAACGAAATTACTGAAAACAAAACGATAAGCGATATTATTCAAGATAGCGAGGGTGATCTTCGCCGCGTAAAGAAGAAATGCCAGGCATTTCAGCGGAGTAATAAATAATAGCTTAAAGAACGATTAAAAGGTAATTAAATGGCACTACAGCGAGCGTTAACGGTAACAAATATTTACGATAAAAAATACAGGCTTTTTGATTTTACTGATAAATGGTTCGATGCATTTGACCGCCCTGAAATGTCAGGTATTTGGTTTATTTGGGGGAATTCCGGTAATGGGAAAACCAGTTTTATAATTCAACTGATAAAAGAACTTACAAAATTTGATAAAGTTCTTTTTAACTCACTTGAAGAGGGTACAGGTCACACATTACGAAAAAGTTTTGAAAAGTTTAATATGTGTGATGTAAAGAATAAGCTTCATGTAGTAAAAGATAGTCCTGAAGATTTGATTAAACGGTTGAGTCAAAAACAAAGTGCCCGAATAGTGATAATAGACAGCTTTCAATACATGCAAATGAATTATAAGGAATATATATCATTCAAAATAAAATTCCCTGAAAAACTGATAATTTTTATTAGTCATGCTGATGGTAAGGCTCCAAGTGGTCGCAGCGCAAAGTCAGTAAAATTTGATGCAACGTTAAAAATTTGGGTTGAGGGATATAGAGCATTTAGTCATGGCCGATGGATCAAAAGGATATTTTGATATATGGCCGGAAAGAGCTTTAAAGTTTTGGGGAGAATAAATAAAATAAATTAGATAATAAATATGAACACCACGGAATTAACTCACAAAAATCTTATTAAGAAGTTTCACACGCTTCTGAGTAAGTACTCTATTAGAAACGAGGATAAAATGACTATTCTTGGTACTTATGGGGTTGAAACTTCGCTAGAGCTGACAATTGATGAATTAGCACAACTTTGCGATACTATTGAAAATACTTTTGGCAATTCAATGATCGAAAAACAACAGGAACTTGACAAACTTCGTAAACGTCTTATTGCAGCTATTTTCTCCTGGCGCAAAAGCATTGGATGTGCTGAAACTGATATGAATCTTATTAAAGCTATTGCCTGTCGTGCAGGCGATGTTCCTGAAGGTTATGCCTTATCTATTCGCTTTAATACTATATCTGCTGAAAAACTAAGAAGTTTATACAATGCATTTGTACATATGGCAAAAGATATGAAAAAGGTAAAAGAATTGAACCAGGAAATGCTTGATAAACTCACATTGCTAAATTAATCACTTAAATCACAATATTATGAACGAAAACTCAGTAAAATGTAAAAAAAAATTGTATCCCTCCGGACGGTTATACTCCCGGATACGGTACGCAGAAAGCAAGGGAATGACTCTTGAAGAGTACGAAGCAGAACAGGCACGTAAGGCCGCTGAAAAAGAGAAAAAGCGACTGGACATTGATCTCCACGCTCAACGAATATTGACAGATATAAAGGAACGGCAGGAATACAGAGAACAAAGTCTCCAAAAGCCTGATCCACTTAAAGAATTACAGGAAGCGGAGGCAAAACAGGATGAACGTTATGATTGGCTTGCAAATCACAATACAAGTGATCCGGATTACGAAAAAGTAATAGCCGAAATACATAAAGCTGAAATACGAATTTATCAGCTAACCTATGATAAACCCTCAGATCGAATACAAGGTGGTATTGAGGTCTTTTCAATTCAAAATCAATTAAACTACAGGCCATGAAAGATAATCACGAAATTGGAAGTATCTGCTCAGATGGAGTACGAATTTTTAAAGTAAAACCGGCGATCAATAGCATTTCAAAATGTGTAGGGTGTGATTATTATCGCGCACCCTCTAAAATTCAAACGTCGGATTGCGCTGCTCCTAATGGAACTATCTGCATTTGTCCGGATAGGATATTTGTTCATGTTGGTGAAGTTGAAGATAAGTCTAAAAAGGATTTGAAAGGATTGTATATCTTTTTAGGCTCACTTTTTGGGGCTGGTATGGCTTATATAATTTATGCAATAGCAACATTAATAATTAATTTATAAAAATGAATTTATGGCAAAACAAGTAAGTGTATCGGACTTAACGCCCGATCAAATCAAAGAATTACATGCTCAGTTTAAAGAGCAGGAAAAAAAGGTAGCAGAACAACGTGCAGCGGACAGAATCGCGCTTGTTGATTTGGAAAATGATGCGGTAATTGAAATGATGGAAGAGGTTGAAGTTCTATCTTCATCTATCGTGAATTTTAAACAAAAGTGCATTCACAAGCTTGAACCGCTTATGAAAATGAAAACGGATTTAGCAAAAGCTGCTGAAAAACAAAAGTCATATACTTTTAAGTCAAAGGACAATAAATTTAAATTTGTTATTGATTACAATGATACATTTAAATATGACGATGGCATTCATGCCGGTGTTGAATATGCTAAACAATGGTTGACTGAAAAGTCAGATGAAAGTGAAGATTCAAAAATGATGACCTCAATTATTGAAAATTTACTGGGTAAATCGAGAGGTGGAACATATTCAGCAGAAAATCTTTGGATATTCGTAAGTTCCGCTGAAGATTATGATGTTCCTCTTCTTAAATTGGCCGCGGAAGCTGTAAAAAGATCATTATACAAGGAAATGACCAGCGTAAGCGTGAAAGTCTTTAAAAAGGACGAATTTGGTTATAAACAGCTGCCTTTATCAGCTACTAAAGCGTAACAGATTTTAAATTTAATAATAATCAGTTCCACACGGGACATAAAAAAAAACAAATTATGCACAATTGGTTTGAATGTAAAATTAAGTACGAGAAAACCGCTGAAGAGGGTAAAATCGTAAAGGTAACTGAAACTTACCTGGTGGATGCTTTGTCATTTACTGAAGCCGAGGCAAGGATTACAGAAGAAATGAAACCATTCATTTCAGGTGAATTTATTGTCTCTGCAATCCGCAGGGTTAAGATTAATGAGTTATTTCCGAATGAAAACGGTGATAAATGGTATCGTGCTAAAGTAAATTTTATTGCTTTAGATGAGGAAAAAGGCATTGAACGGAAAACTCCTTGTATGATGCTTGTACAAGCAAATGATACGAATGATGCCAACTCCGGTATTATTGAAGGAATGAAAGAAACTATGGCGGATTATGAAATTGCCAGTATTACTGAAACTTTGATTATGGATGTTTATCCTTTTGTTGTTCCTGAAAAAACGAAATAAGAATGAAAAATCTACAAATAGACGAAAACGCAGCAAGGCGGTTGTACAAGGATGCAACTCCTGCGTTCAGACAGGCGCCTGAAGATACATTCGGTAAAGCATTTTTCTCACAGAAAATTACTGATCGGGTTAAAACGTATGAAGATGCCTGTCGTGAAAACGGTGAAACACCTCTTAACGAAACGTATTTAAAATCTATTGGTTTTACAATTGATGAAATCAATTACCGAAAGTTAAAATCAATTATAAAAGCACTCAACGAAAACTGGGTTCCGGATTGGAGAAATGGTAATCAGAAAAAATGGCAGCCTTATTTCACGCTGTCCTCGGGCGTTTTTGTGTTCGACGATACGATTTACTACTACTCGGCTGCGGATGCGGGGAGCGGGTCGCGGCTTTGCCTTTTCAGTGATGAACTTGCAAGATATGCAGGAACACAGTTTTCTGATGTTTATGAAGGATTTATGTTTTAATTATTAAATAATTAGCTTTTCCAAAGTAAAACTAAACTTTGGAAAAGCACAAAAAAACAACACACATGGCAAAAAATGAAAAAAAGGATGTAACAGAAAGAATCAGATCTTTCGAAGATGCATTAAATGAAACGAGTCGACCAGACATTAAAGATTTCTCTATTTTTCCGGAGGATCTACGCGATTATTTTAAAGCACAATACAAAGCTGTTGTTATCACCGAGGCTCTCAATGAAGGTAAAAGACCTGACTGGACCAATGAAGATCAAAAGAAGTGGGTTCCCTGGTTTGGGCTGTCCTCGGGCGTTTTTGTGTTCCGCGCTTCGTATTACTACTACTCGCTTGCGGCTGCGGGGAACGGGTCGCGGCTTTGCCTTAATAGTTCTGAATTGGCAAAATACTCAGGAATACAGTTTCCTGACGTATGGAATGAAATTTTATTGAAATAAAAGTATTTAATTAATTCGTGTCAAACAAAAAAAAACATACAATGAAAAAACAAGAAAAAAAACAAGATGTTACCGAACGCATTAATTCTATTGAAGATGCACTTAATGAAACGGGTAGACCTATTGTTCCGGAATTTGCTGATGTTCCTATTGATTTAAGGGAATATTTTCAGAATCAATATAAAGCGATAGTGCTTGCTGAAGCTCTTAATGAAGGTGAAAAACTCGACTGGACCGATGGTAATCAGGAAAAATGGCTACCCTGGTATCGTCTGTCCTCGGGCGTTTTTGTGTTCTACGTTACGCGTTACTACGACTCGGATGCGCGTGCGGGGGGCGGGTCGCGGCTTTGCCTTGTTAACGACAAAGTAGCTACTCATGCAGGCAAAAAGTTTCCGGAAGTTTATACCGGGATATTACTGAAGTAAATAATGAGGGTTGTATGTTTTTGTGAGCTGTCCTCGGGCGTTTTTGTGTTCAACGATACGAATTACAACTACTCGAATGCGAATGCAGGGAACAGGTCGCAGCTATGCTAATTCATTTTACAAAAACATAGACCTTGCCACTTGACAAAAAATAACAAACTTCAAAAGGTGCTGGTAGGGTAACCGAAAGCTCCGATACGAAAAGCAAAGCAATGAAAAGATGCGGTAATTTATACGAACAGGTATGCAGCGAGGATAATATGGTCCTCGCTTATGAAAAAGCCAGGAAAGGCAAAGCGCACACATACGGTGTGAGACTCTTTGAAAAGGATTTGGAAAACAACATGCGGCAGTTGCAAAGCGAACTGGCAACGGGAACTTACAGGACTTCGGAATATAGTATATTCACTATATATGATCCGAAAGAAAGAGAGATTTACCGTCTTCCATTTCGCGATAGGGTAGTTCACCACGCCATTATGAATGTGATGGAACCAATATGGACAAGCATATTCATTCAACATACCTATAGTTGTATCAAAGGACGTGGAATACATGCCGTTTTAAAGGCAATAAAACGAGATTTAAAGGATATTGAAAATACGCAGTTTTGTTTAAAAATGGATATCAGGAAGTTTTATCCAACTATTGACCACGAAATACTGAAGGCAATAATTCGGAAAAAGGTAAAAGATAACCGGTTGCTTGATTTGCTTGATCTGATTATTGACAGCGCGCCTGGCATTCCAATAGGAAACTATTTATCGCAGTTCTTTGCCAATCTGTATCTGAGTTATTTCGACCACTGGCTAAAGGAAACGAAGCGGGTTAAATATTATTACAGGTACGCTGATGATATGGTGATACTTGCACCGGATAAGCCTTACTTACACGGTTTACTAGTTATATAAATGATTATCTGATAGATGAGCTAAATATACAACTAAAAGGAAATTATCAAGTGTTTCCTGTCGATTCTCGCGGTATTGATTTCGTTGGTTATAAATTCTACCATACGCACATATTGATGCGAAAATCAATAAAAGTACGGTTTTGCAGAAAGCTAGCAAAACTGAATAAAAAAGACCTAGACGCAAAACAATATAAAATACAGGTTAGTCCATATTTAGGATGGGCGATACATGCAAACACAAAACGCTTACTTAAAAAGATACTTATTCATGCATAAATTTTCTGATTTAGGAATACAAGCCGATGAAGACTCAACAATATTTCCTGTACAACAAATTTCAATTACTGATGTAACCAATTGCGAAATTGAAGTTCTTGATTTCGCGCCTGATGTAAAAACGCAATTCGGTGAAGGCCGATATGTCGTAAAAATCAAATACGAAAATATTGAACGTAAATTTTTTACCAATGCGAAACCAATTAAGAATGCTTTGGATAAAATAAATAAGAATGATTTTCCATTCAAAACGACTATAAAACCTCAAAAATGGGGTACGGGTAATAATAAGACATATCAATTTACATAATTATGAAAGTACTATATGTGATTTACAAGTTAAAAAGCAAAACACCTTTCATGGTTATTTATGATTGTATGCCAAATTCAAGGCGTTCATTGGTTATGAATAAATGGATAATAATTGGGCAACGAGAAGCGAATGAGGAGGAACTGAAAGATTTTATAAAAGAGGATTTTCCTAAACGCTTTAAGGGCTTTTACTATAAAGATATTGACTTCTTGATTAATGAAGATTTAATATATGGAATTGAAACTCCTCCTGAAGTAATTGAAAAAATGAAACAACACATACCAATTAAATAAAACGATGGCAAATCAACTTGATTTATTCACAAATGAAAACGCCGGTGCCATTTTCAGTGAATCAAAAAACTATAGATATGTTCTATGGCGAAAATGGGATGAAACAAAACCGGCTGTTATGTTCATAGGACTAAATCCATCAACCGCAAACGAGAATGAAGATGATCCAACAATTAGGAGAGTGAAGAGATTTGCTTTCGACTGGGGATTTGGGACTGTTTATATG